AATCCAAGCGGCTATCCTCAGCCGGGAGTAGCACCAGCACCAGACTATCTAAACGGTCCACAGTAACCACAACACCGCCTCTCGGGGCGGTTCACAATGCGCGGGTGACTGGACTGTCGCCACGGTAGACAAAGCCGGTAGGAGTAGGTTCGATTCCTACGTGGTGGATTAATCGCGGGTTCGATTCCCGTCCCGCGCGCCATATTCACTGGGGGAATTAATGCACGATTTACTACCTTACGACATTGAAGCGTTTCCTAATATCTGCACGTTTGGTTTCGAGCATTTTGTTACTGGTCAACGCTGGATGTTTGAGGTCAGTGATAGACGTAATGACCTGTTAGCCCTAAGACATTTTTTCTCAGAAGTTCGCCGCCTCAAGTGGCGCATGGTCGGGTTTAATAATGTTGGGTTCGATTATCCAGTGTGTCACCATGTCATTAAAGATGCTTATGTTACTGTAGACACTATCTACCAGAAAGCCCAAGCTATTATTGACTCAGAATGGAACGACCGCTCACACTTGGTGTGGCAATCAGATTATTATATTCCTCAAATTGACCTACTACTACTACATCACTTTGATAACGCAAATCGCAGAACTAGCCTAAAAATGCTTGAGTTCAATATGCGCTCTAGCACTATTGAAGATCTGCCATTTCCGCCTGGCACCTATTTGAACCATCAAGAGAAAGATGTGCTAATTGGATACAACTGGAAGGATATCGGCGAGACTAAACTATTCACAGGTGAATCACTTGATAAAATTCAATTGCGTGATGAGCTCAATCTGATTTATCCGTTTGATGCCACAAACTTTAATGACACCAAAATTGGTAAGCAAATATTCATACACGAACTTGAACAGACGACACCTGGTAGTTGCTTCACGTATGCCAGTGGCAAGAAACAGGCCCGACAAACTCCCAGAGACCAAGTGCACATTAAAGATATTTTGTCACCAATCATACGCTTTGAGCGTCCAGAGCTTCAATCAATCCATAGATGGCTATACAATTTTACTGCGGTTGGTACCAAAGAAGTTCTCAACGATTTGCCTTATGAGGAATCATTATTCATGTATGCCAATCATGACCTGATCCACAAGACCAAAGGTACGCTCAAGCACCTGCATACCGTCGTAGATGGCTTTCAATTTGATTTTGGTACTGGTGGTATTCATGGGTCAGTATCGTCTCAGACGGTCGTTAGTGACGAGAAATATATTATCATCGATTTAGATGTTATTAGCTTTTACCCGTGGTGGGCTATTGTTAACCGTTTGAAACCCGCCCATTTCGGCGATGAATTTGCAGATATATTTGAGTCTATTTTTGAAAAGCGACAAGAGCATGATAGAGGTACTTCGGCCAATAAAGCCTATAAGCTCGCATTGAATGGCGGGGGCTTTGGTGCATCAAATGATAAGCATAGCCCATTTTATGACCCTCAATACTTTCTGAGTATTACGGTCAATGGTCAGCTAGTACTATGTATGCTGGCCGAGCAATTAATGAAAATACCAGACCTAACTATGATTCAAGTCAATACTGATGGTGTCACAGTTAAATGTCCAAGAGCATACGAACCACAACTTATAGCAGTGTGGAAATGGTGGGAGCAGGTAACAGGCCTTAAATTAGAAGAGGCTAGATATTCTCGAATGTTTATTAAAAACGTATCGAATTACATCGCAGAATATGAGGGTACTGGTAAGCTCAAGAATAAAGGTGCCGCGTACAGCTACGAGAATTTGGATTGGTCTAAAGACTTCGGCTGTTTAATCGTACCTAGGGCCGCTGAGCATGCCCTAGTGCATGGCGTCGACCCTGAGCAATTCATTCGTAGCCACACAGATATCAATGACTTTATGCTGCGCACCAAGGTTAAACGCTCCGAGCAAGTCACCATAGACGGCGTAGAAACTCAGCGTATTAGCCGATATTACATGTCGACTGATGGTGGTGAACTAATGAGTGTCAAGCCACCTGTGGTACCATTTAAGGTCGGTATGTGGAAAAAGAAAGCCGGTATCACCAATGACGAGTACTTTGTGTGGCGTAATGCTTGGGGCGACACTTGGAGCCCAGACCACCACACCAAGAACAAATCAAAGTATGAGACTCGATACAGTCGTATTCAAAAGAAGGGCAAGAGCACTGTATGTAATGATATCTCACAGGCTCGTTGGGATAACATCGATTACGACTATTACATTGAAAGAGCTAGAGAGGTTGTAGATCCGTTAAGATAGTGCTACAATTGCACCTTATCAAAATTAACTAGGGGAATTTATGAGTAAGTACCAGTGGACTAACGCAGATTGGCTTGCGTGGCGCACGAGAATGGGATACACCCATCATGACGCAGCCGACGCGGTTGGTCGTAGCCTCAGGCAAGCGATGTATTACGAAAGAGGGTACAAGGTGAACAATGGTATTAAAACGCCAATCTGTATACCTATTACTGTAGTTAAGGCCGCAAAGCTTGCAGAATTAGAACTGAACGGATTGGTCTAAGCGATGGGGGAAACCAAACGCGACCGTACTTATACAGTGATGCTATGTATCGCTTTTTTTCTCATTGGTTTAGTATTCCCAGAGGGTCAAGGCAACTTGACTAATGATAAAGTGCAAAAATTTCTATGTAATCAGGTGGGTCTCAACTCCTCGCCTAATAAAATGAGTTTCAACAAATCAAAAGAGAAGGTAATAACACCATGTCAAACAACAACGAAGTCCAAGACAAGATCCAGAAATTAATCTCAGACGCTGCCATCAGTGAAAGCATGCAGCGAAAAATACTTAAGGAACATCTCGACTCGCTCGACCGAGCAGATAGAGAGTGTCGGTCTCTAAGCGATGACTTGACCGAATCGCATAAGCGTGAGGATAAATTGAAAGCCAAGTATGAAAAGTTAGCTAGTGAAAATCTTGGTCTATCATCTGAGATAAACCATTGGAAAGCCAGAGAAACTGAGCTTAATGAGTGGGGTAAAGTTTTACAAGATCAGCAGAATGACCAAGAGTTAACCAACTACAAAGCTAAGATTGCCACTGAGCGCAAGGATGAAATTAAAGAGTTATTCGCTATGGTAGTGCGTAACCCAACTATCAATCGAGCAGTGTCAGGCACAGTGCCTTTAGCTGTAGAAGGTGCGCCGGGAATGGTTGATTCTAATGGGTACCCTACTAGTCAGTCATACGGTGGTACTGTAAAATACTAAGGTCAAGTAGAAACTAAAACTAGCGAGATGCAAGATTAGCCGAGACAGTTCTACGCCATAATACTGAGTATTGACTGACTGCGTTATCGTTTCCTGTGAAAGTGATTAGGACTCTGATAACACGAACATCTTCTACACTCACCGTAGCAGCAATGTTATTTACAATCCCATCCTGAACCATCCAACGTAAAGAACGCTCAACCTCTCGTTTGACTCCGTTGAGTGTGTCTACAGTGATACGACCTTGCTCGAATAGCCACAATAACCCACCTAGCTCGCGATTCTGGCCTAGCCTTAACAAATTGCCAAGCCAACCCCTACGATTACGAGGTTCGGCCACTGTGGATGCTGGAGCGCGCGAGTCGGTGAACAAACTAACCGGTATCGCAGACTCAAATCCTCCAGCACTAGCAAAGTCACTACCATCATCTGACAGCTGCAAGTCATAAACCCCAGATCCGTCGACTCTAATTAATGCGTCTTGTATACTCATTTAGCTATTATAACACTATCCCCTTAGTATTTTACAGTACCACCCGTTCACAGTTACTGAACAGTTACTATCAGACTTAAATCTAAATTCTGCTGGATTATTCAAAGTATTACCATCACCTATGTAAACAGAATTGAATCTAATTAGAGAATGATCCCCAACGGATTTGAAGTTTGAATCAGTAATAAATGGGATCTCATACTCATTGCCACCTATAGCTAAAAATAAAGAACACGCCACCTCAGTATTAGGCGATATAGTAGTAAGCTTCAAATCTAATCTAATATCTACTGTGTCACCTAATTGTAGTTGAGACCAGTTGAATTGATTGGACGAAAAAATAGACGTTATACCACTTGGTAAAAATAATTCATTAGTAAAAGGACCCAATGTATCATTTGGTACTGTTACTAATACCCCAGTACCAGGAATATCCAATGGTGTAGACAGACTGGCAAGATCATTGTAATCCACAAATCCCCTACTCACTGACCCTCCCCCACCAAAACCCCCACCGAAGTTAATATTACTCATGGGTTTTTACTCCGTTCTAATTAAAATAGTGTTATCAGTATCAGCAACCGTGCGAGCATACAGATTATCAGCCCCAGTCAGAACAACACCGTGACCCTCTCTTGGATTTAGTTGGTGACTTTCTTGGTCATTATCGGTAGGAATTGTGGTTTCAACACGGTAATTTACGGCTCTATCTGTGGCCTGAATACTAAGCGCGTTAATTGGGCCGCTACGAATGAGCGACCAGTCTCTAGTTAAGTTATGATTAAAGGTTGACATTGGGGAGATCCTTCGTTCTAGGAATTTCCCCAATTCTATCCGAATTCGTATATTACCACAATGCCTGATCCGCCATTAGCTGAAGCCGCCGCAACGGTTGCAGTATTACTATCCGCTCCACCACCACCACCTGACCCGCTTGTGCTGTCTGGTGCATCAAATGACGCTGCACTTGATACCCTGCCTTGTCGGGCTGCACCACCGAAGTAGCTATTGCCGCCTTTACCACCGACAACCGTGTCTTGACCACCTAAATCCAACATGCTACCAAAAAATCCAGCGTCTCCAGCAAAGGTACCAGCGTTACCGAATGCAGTTAACTTGTCGCCTCCATCACCGGGAGTACCTAAAAATGGATCAGCCCCACCCGGTGTGGCAGCCCCGCCGCCCTCACCACCTGGGGCAAGCGCGATTTGTGTAACGCCATCTAAAACTCTAGACTGACCACCGTTGTGATTAGGTCCTAGAGCCCCTAGTCCACCGGCACCAACATCTACAGACAGTGTAGCTATACTTGTAACATCCAATGTGGCCACAGCAAATGCACCCGCACCACCACCACCACCTGAAGCTGCACCAGTACCAATTGAAGAACCTGCACCACCTCCACCGCCACCACCGACACAGTAGATTATTATGAATGTTGTATTTGAACCTCTATTCCAAAGTTGGCCAAGACCGCTAGTATCTAATTGTACAATCCTAAGTAATCCAGCACTTACAGGGGTTAATGACTCAATAGCATTAGCAACCCGTAATGGAGTCATAACTGTGGCATTGTTAGTACCTGCTTGAGCTTGGGCTAGTGAGGATGCTTGTACATCCAGCGTTCTATCAGCTGATAGATTACCCCCTCCGGTCACTAATCCGGTAGTGTTTATATTACGAGTAGTCGGTGGGACCGCTAGGTTTGTGCGAGCTGTAGCGGCATCTGTGCCACCTGTACCACCGTTATTAATTGACAGCGGCAAAGTGATTTGCGCTTCTGCTAATGCCCAAGGGAGGATCACCCAATAGCTGTTTGTGGCATCGTATTGAATCTCGACTATTCTTTCAGTGCTTATCGTACCGGCAGTGATTGGATCACCATTTTGAAATCTAAGAGGTAGCGCACCAAGTAAAGCACCAGCGGTTTGACCAATGTTTATAGTCGTGGCTCCAGTATTATCAGCACTCGGTCTAAATACAGCCCTAGTGCCTCCCATATCGTCATAAGTCGCAGGTATGAGAACACCGTTAGTACCGCTAATGGGTGTGATGATAATAGCGTTACCTGTACCTGAAGCTTGGAAAGAACTAGCTTTTACGCCATGTAAGAACAAAGACTCAGCCAATTGTAGAAAGCTGGCATTATCAAGTGCTTGACCGCTACGAGTAACAGCGTTCGTAATCTCATTTTTAATACTGTTGAATTCGATAGCGGGGTATATACCATCAGCCGTGGCTCCGCTGTTTTCTACTTTATCGTTGATAGTTCTCATTTTTCACCTATGCTAATAGTACAATTACGTTAGAGGGAGCTATTTGTCTGAATACACAGGCTACTACGTCAGGCCTGAAACTTCCGAAATCAAAAGCAAAATCGAAAGGAAAACCATTAGCCAATGTAGGGAAGCTCACATATAATCTAAATCTAGTTTCCTTAACTATCGTTAAATCAACCTCAATACCGGGTCTTACCGTTGTTGGTACTCCGGTTAATGCAAATCCTAAATTTTGAAAATCGTCACGATTGACAATTGGTAACCGTCGCAATCGACTAATGACAGCCTCACGCCTTTCTTCAAGTGTTTGGGCTTGACTAATGCACTCGTCAGGTAGTCCCACTGAGGTCTCCCATTCAGGAAGTAATTCACTAGTCAATGGAATATTAAATTCATTCGCTAAGGCTTCAATTTGTTGCTGTACGCGGTTAAAACTTGCAGCTACAGAACGTACTAGTCCTCTAGTATTAGTCCCATCTATATACTTAGCGGACCATGCTCGACCATCTGGTAAGTGTTGAGCTAACTGATTTGATGATGTTGCTAGATCAGGCGTTCCGAAAATGCCACTACTGACACTACCGCCACCGGCCCCACCCGCAACCTGACCCCAAATTAAATTTGAGTCACCCCAAGTGAAATTATCAACACCCCAACACGGATTTATACCAGCCATAAATTACCTATATTGTGAACGTAACATTACCTAATACGCCTATCTCACCATCATTAATAGTAATATCTGCGCTAGGTGCGGTTAACGTGAACGACTGAACAAGATCACCAGTCTGGGGGTCCTGTGTGTTTTGAATAGCTGCTAGATAACTATTCTCATTGACGTCAACCTCAAATAATACTTGGTCTTGAAAGAATGCGTTTAACTGAGTCTCTATTGCTGTGCGCATAGTTGGTGTGTCAGGGGTTAAAGCGCTGAAATCAAAATCTGTACTTACCGGTGTTGGTGCAAACACACCTATATCCACAGCCCCGGTATGAGCTGGCATGGCTCCATTTGCTATAATAGCTGTTTTGGTTTGGTCTAATACTTGCTGAGTAGGGATGATATTATCATCGTTATCTCTAAGTATGTAAATTACAACCTGTCCGGGAGAAGGTCTTACACCAGCTTGTGGAGGATTGATAGTTGTCGTGTCTCCAGGTGTGACCACGAACGCTCGAGTATTTCCTGAAATCCCAAGAGCTGCAAGGCGAACCTGATCAGGTGTGAATACCCCTTCCTGAATAGAACGAGCTAATAATATTCTCTGTCTATATGCGTCGTCAGTTTCCAAATCTGCGCCACCGGCTAACCTTTGGAACTGTACAAATCCGATTCCATCAAGGTTAGTTATCGGCGTGATAATGGCTAATCTAGCACCATGTTCAGCATTAGTATTCTGACCAGTTGTAACAGCTCTCACACCAACCGACGCAAAATTAGAAGTATAAGAAGGTGCACCAGTAGCAGGCACCCCCGGTGCACTTAATAACTCATATTGAAACTCGTCAGCACCGGTAACTGAGATCACAACATCAGTCCTATTATAAGCGGTCTCAGTGGCCCCTAGTATCGTTAATG